ATTAATGGCAAGTTTTATATTGCTCACACCTTCCATAACGCAAATTTAATTTCCACTGTCTATATGACAACGGCTACATTGCCCGTTCGTTATGAGATAACAAATACTGGTGCTACTGCCTCGGCATCTAGTTTAAAACAGATATGTTCTTCTGTGCTTTCAGAAGGTGGGTATGAACAAGTAGCAGCCGATAGCGTTATACGAAGAACTACCCAGCTAAGTTCCATAGGTACCACGTTTTTACCTTTACTATCTATTCGATTAGCAAGTGATTCATTAAGCTCTGTAATTATTTTAAACGATCTAAAGGTATTACCAACCACAAGCCAGAATTACGAAGTTGTATTATTGAAGAATCCAACACTGACAAGTGCTTCTTATAACACGACAGATTTCTTACATGTGGATTATGATGTGACTGCTACAGCAGTTTCCGGTGGTACAATTATTAAACAGGATTATGTGACATCAACAAATCAGGGCACTGCTACCTTAGCATCTGCAGATGGTTACAACTTTGATTTACAAATAGGCGTGTCACTTGCTGGTGTAAGTGATGTATTTACAGTTGCAATACGAACAGTTTCAGGTGCTACGACAGGTGATGCATTCGGCAGTTTATCTTTTTATGATTTAACATAATATGAGTACAACATCAATTATTGTACCCAAGTTAAGAACCATTCCTGTTGTGCTTGGAACATCCACATCGGATCTGTACACAGTACCTGCCAATTATAAAGCAACCATTACAAGTATTTTCATTAGCAATACCACAGCTTCAACACTTACGTTTTCTTTAGATTGGTATGTAGCGTCTACAGCTACAACGTACAATATTGCTGAGTTAGTTATTATAGATCCCAATAGCTTCATTCAAGTTGAGAATGCTTTCTATTTAGCTCAGAATGATAAACTAAAGGGATTAGCAAGTGCAGGTAGCAGTGTATCTGTGTTTATCACAGTTGATGAAGCATTCTATCCGGTACAATTTTAATGGCACGTACTAACGAAAAGCTTTGGGAAAAAGCTAAGGCAGAAGCTAAAGCTAAGATGGGTGGTAAACACTCTGCTAGAGCTATGCAGTTAGCAGGTAAAATATACAAAGAAAAAGGTGGAGGCTATACTGGAGCTAAAACTGAATCACAAAAGAGTCTCAGTAAATGGACCAAGGAAGACTGGGGAACAAAGTCAGGTAAACCATCAACACTGGGCAAAGAAGCTACAGGAGAAAGATATTTACCACGTAAGGCAATTAATGCTTTATCATCTTCAGAGTACGCAGCTACCAGTAAAGCAAAACGAGAAGGTACTAAAAAAGGTAAACAGTTTGTAGCTCAACCGAAAGCTATTGCAAAGAAAGTAAAACCATACAGAGACTAATATTATGGCAAGGCAACTAACCGAATTACAGCAGAAGTTTCTTGCTGCACTATTTGATGAAGCTAGAGGAGATCCCAATCGTGCTAAAATCATTGCTGGTTATTCTCCTACTAATCCCACTACTGATATTATTCGTGGATTAAGAGAAGAGATTCTAGAAGCTACACAGATGTACATGGCACGTAATGCCCCACGTGCAGCTATTTCACTTGTCGATGGCATGGTAGACCCTACTGAATTAGGCATTCGTGATAAACTTAATGCAGCCAAAGACTTGCTAGATCGTGTAGGTTTAGCTAAAACAGAGAAAGTACAGATTGAAACCAATAATGGTTTAATGATCCTTCCACCAAAAGATAGAGTAGAAGGGGATGAGTAGTAATGACTCAAGGGCTATTGCCATTAAGAAAGGCAGCAGGTAAGTGGTTATTGCCTCAACCCAAAGATGCATCACAAACAGGTGAGTATGTACCCATACCTACTGCTGTAAAACTTATTAAACCTCCATTTGGATATAAGTTTTCAGAAGAAAATAAGATGCTTTTAATCCCCATACCCCATGAATTAGAGGCACTAGAGAAAGCAAAGAAGTATTTAAAGCAGTATCCGTCTAGGAATGTAGCTGCATGGCTAACTAAGGTCACAGGAAGGTATATAAGTCACGTAGGCTTACTTTACAGAATAAAGCATGAGCGATCAAGAAAAGCCAAAGTTAGCATACTTAGGTCCTGGGCCAGAAGGTACAAAGAAGCCCTTGAGCTTGCGGAAAAGTACGAGTCCAAAAAAGGCACAAAAGTCTACAACCAAGCAAAAGAAATCGTTGAAAGTGCCAGACATCTCGATCCAGAACATCGAAATAGAACAGCAGCAACACCAGCAAGCTCAGATACAACAGATAGAACAACACCAGAACGTAATATTTAAACCTAATCCTGGTCCACAGTCTATATTTTTAGCTGCCAATGAACGTGAAGTATTGTATGGTGGGGCAGCAGGAGGTGGTAAAAGCTTCGCTATGTTGGCAGATCCCATGCGGTACATGGGACATTCACAGTTTAGTGGCTTGTTATTACGACACACGACAGAAGAATTACGGGAACTGATTTGGAAAAGTCAGGAGTTGTACCCAAGAATCTATCCTGGGATCAAATGGTCTGAAAGGAAGATGCAGTGGCAGGCACCAAGTGGAGCACGTTTGTGGTTCTCTTACTTGGATCGTGATGAGGATGTACTCAGGTATCAAGGACTCTCGTTTAGTTGGGTAGGTTTTGATGAATTGACGCAATGGCAAACTCCATTTGCATGGAATTATATGCGTTCTCGCTTGCGGAGTACCGCACCAGATCTACCTACTTACATGAGAGCCACTACAAACCCTGGTGGTCCTGGTCATGCATGGGTTAAAAAGATGTTTATAGACCCTAGTACTGCTGGTAGGGCATTCTGGGCAACAGATATAGACACAGGCACACCCCTTACGTACCCAAAAGGTCACAGTAAAGAGGGTCAACCCCTGTTTAAACGCAGATTTATCCCTGCAATGTTGTCAGATAACCCCTATCTTGCTGAAGGTGGTGACTACGAAACCATGTTGTTGTCACTTCCTGAACACCAACGTAAGCAATTGCTTGAGGGTAACTGGGATGTCGCTGAAGGTGCAGCATTTCCAGAGTTTAGTAGGCCCATACATGTCATTAAACACGAGCATATACCCAATAACTGGGTTAAGTTCAGGGCATGTGACTACGGGTACGGATCATATTCAGCAGTTTTGTGGTTTGCTGTATCCCCTTCAGAGCAATTAATCGTTTATAGAGAGCTGTATGTCAGTAAAGTGCTAGCAAAAGACTTGGCACATAGGATATTAGACGCTGAGAAACATGATGGACAGATCCGTTACGGCGTTCTTGATTCTTCTTGCTGGCATAGGCGTGGTGATACTGGGCCTTCACTTGCTGAGCAGATGATTGCTGAGGGTTGTAGGTGGAGGCCAGCAGATCGTAGTGCAGGTTCTCGTGTATCAGGTAAGAATGAGATACACAGACGGTTACAGTTAGATGATTTCACCCAAGAACCAAGGTTAGTGATCATGGATAACTGTACTAATTTAATTGCACAGTTGCCTATATTACCTTTAGATAAAGCAAACCCAGAAGATATCAACACAAAGGCAGAAGATCACTTATACGATGCACTTAGGTACGGTGTTATGAGTAGACCTCGCTTCTCTATCTGGGATTATGACCCTGCATCACAACGATCTAACTCAATGCCTACGGCATGTAAAACTTTTGGATACTGATAATGGAACAAACACAAAACTCTGAATTTATTACAGATAGGCAGCTCAGCTTAGATGACGTACCTTCAGAGCAATTTGAGGATATGGTTGCTGCTCCAGTCATTAATGTAGTAATGCGTAAGTTTAAAGAGGCTGAAGATGCAAGGCGTGTTGATGAAGAGCGTTGGTTAAAGGCATATCGTAACTATCGTGGTATTTACGGTCCTGATGTACAGTTTACTGAGTCAGAGAAGAGCCGAGTCTTTATCAAGGTTACGAAAACAAAGGTTCTAGCTGCTTACGGTCAGATCATTGAAGTTCTATTCTCTAACAATACATTCCCTATCAGTGTAGATCCTACGATACTCCCAGAGGGTATTGCAGCCGATGTACACTTTGATCCTAAAGAGTCACAGCAAAAGCCTTTACCTGCTCCTGCAACAAGCTTGTATGGCTACGCAGGTGATGGTGCACCCCTAGAACCTGGTTCTACTTTTAATACGCTTATGAACCGTTTAGGCTCGCTTAAAACCAAGCTTAAAGGTGTGACAGGATTAAAGGAAGGTGTAGGACAGACACCTACATCCATCACATTTAGCCCTGCCATGGTAGCAGCTAAAAAGATGGAGAAGAAGATTAAGGATCAGCTTGAGGAAAGTAAAGCTACTAAGCAACTCAGGCACACTTCATTTGAATTAGCACTGTTTGGTACAGGGGTCATGAAGGGTCCTTTTGCCTATGATAAAGAATATGCTAACTGGAAAGAAGACGGTACTTATTCACCAACAATTAAAACTAGACCTGACACAGCGCATGTAAGTGTTTGGAACTTCTATCCAGATCCTGATGCAAATAGCATGGAAGAGTCTAGCTATTGTGTTGAAAGGCACAAGCTTAGCCGATCACAATTACGTGAACTCAAGAAGCGTCCCTTCTTCCGTAAAGCAGTTATTGATGAAGTTATTAGCCGTGGTGAAACTTATGTTAAGAAGTACTGGGAAGATGATCTACGGGATTACCGTACTGATGCTGGTATCGATAGGTTTGAAGTATTGGAGTTCTGGGGAGCAATCGACAGGGAATTACTTGAGAAGAACGGAGTCAAGATCCCTGATGCATTTAGTGGTGTAGATGAGCTACAAGCAAATATATGGGTTGTTAATAACAGAATCATTCGCATGGTTCTTAATCCATTTAAACCTGCCAAGATCCCCTACTACGTTGTACCTTACGAACTAAATCCCTATTCGATGTTTGGTATTGGTGTAGCAGAGAATATGGAAGATACGCAGATGCTTATGAATGGCTTTATGCGTATGGCAGTAGATAATGGTGTGCTGTCTGGTAACTTAGTCTTTGAAGTGGATGAGACTAACTTAGTACCAGGACAAGACTTAAAGATATTCCCAGGTAAAGTATTCCGCAGACAGGGTGGAGCACCAGGACAAGCTATCTTTGGCACTAAATTTCCTAATGTGTCTAACGAGAATCTACAAATGTTTGATAAGGCACGTGTCTTGGCAGATGAAGCTACAGGCATCCCATCATTCTCCCATGGTCAGACAGGTGTTGCAGGTGTAGGACGTACTGCAAGTGGCATTAGTATGTTGATGAATGCAGCTTCAGGCACCATCAAGACTGTCATTAAGAATGTAGATGATTACTTGCTTAGACCACTAGGCGAGGCATTCTTTAACTTCAATATGCAGTTTGACTTTGATCCAGAGATTCGTGGCGATCTAGAAGTTAAAGCACGTGGTACTGAAAGTCTCATGGCAAATGAGGTACGTAGCCAAAGACTTATGCAATTCCTACAGATTGCAAGTGCTCCAGCTTTAATGCCCTTTGCTAAGTTTCAATACATCATTCGTGAGATTGCTAAGTCCATGGATCTTGATCCAGATAAAGTGACTAACAATATGGAAGAGGCTGCATTGCAAGCAGCATTAATGGCAGCACAAGGCCCCACTGCACAGGCACAAGCTACTGCTGGTGTTCCAGGTGTAGCAGATACAGCAGGTACAGGTGGAGGTAATATAGGTATCGGACAAGTTCCAACCCCAGGAGAGCAAGGATTTACAGGTAATGCACAACAACCAACCCCAAGACCAGCAGCACCTCAACAGACTTAAGAGTGTCTTTAACACCCAACTTGTGTGGGATGCTTTTACTGCCACACTAGAAAGTAAGGCAAGAGGGTACTACAAGGTCTTAGAGCAGTCGAAAGATCCTGTGGATGTCTATAGAGCACAGGGGGCATTAGATGCCCTCATGAAGATGAAAAGGCTAAGAGATGAAATCAATGCCCAAGAGTAGAGCCAAGAAACAAATGAAGAAACTCTTTGAAGATGGTGGCTTACTTCAAGAGGGAGGCACTGTCGATAAAGCAAGTGGTAATGAAGTACCTACAGGCTCACTGAAGAAAGAAGTACGTGATGATATACCTGCACAATTAAGTGAAGGGGAATTTGTATTTCCTGCAGATGTTGTACGCTTTATTGGCTTACAGAAGCTTATGGATCTTAGACAAGCAGCTAAAGAGGGCTTAGCTAAGATGGAAGCTATGGGTCAGATGGGCAATGCAGATGAAGCCACTGAAGATGATACAGGCGAATTTGAGACAGAACTTGATGATATCTTAGATGAGATTGAGGATGAGGCAGAGGAGAAACCATTAAAAAAAGCTAAAGGGGGACAGCTAAATATGGCTGCAGGTGGTGCTGTTCCCCAGCAAGTGAATCCTTATAGTGTTCCATTCTCAGTAGAGAGGTATAGCAAAGAGGGTCAGAGAGACGTATTTATTCCTACATTTGGTGGACAAACACAGGGTGCTATACCTGAAGGTTTTCAAAAGAGTACAAAAGTGCAGAGCTTTGGTGGTGTATTTCGTGAGCCTACAAAAGCACAGCCTACAGTAAGTTCTACATTAAAGCCTGCCACTGCCGATACAACTAAAACTACTACTACTGATTTAACTAAAACATCTGATGTCGTTCCAGATGAGTACAAGGGATTAGATTCAGACACAGATACAAATACATATTTGATAAATCTAGCAAAAAAAGATCAAGAAAAGTACGCATCTGAAAATACAGCTAAAGGTAGAGCATGGGGTCCTGGTATGACACTGGACAACCCTTTTAAAGATTTCAAAGACTTAAAAGATTACGGCACAAAAGAAGTTCAAGTAGGATTAGACACTGATGGTATGCCTATCTTTGAAACACAAAAAGCAGATTTACTTGATTGGATAAACACTCAAGCTACTGCAGGCAATGCAAGTGCAGGAAAGTTAGCAGATATACTAAATCATAAAACTGCAGGCATTCAAAAAATAGAAAAAGATGGAGATGTCTACTATCAGATATCAGGTAAAACTGGTGGTGCAGATAGAGAGCGCATGTCCCAAGTCTATAAAGAAATAGGTGATAGTCTTGTACCCGTAGGCAAAGCTAGTTTTTATAAAGGTGCACACCCAGATGCAGCAAAAGTTAAAGGTATCGCACAAGTAGCTGGCATATTTGCTGCACCATTTACAGCAGGCTTATCAACATCTATAGGCTCAGCAATCATGGGAGCAGGGGCAGTAGGTGCTCAAACGGTAGGCTCTGCTGTTTTAGGCTCTGTATTTAATGGTCTAACTGCAGCAGCTACGGGTGGAAACATAGGCAAGGCAATGATTGGTGGGGCAGCAGCAGGTGCTTTAAATGCCAATGCAGGTGAGATTACTTCAGCAATTATCGGTGCGGAGAATGTAAATTCTATAGCCAATGCCCTTAATCTAAAACCCGCACAAGTATCTAACATATTTGTAGGCTCTATTGGTAGTGGCGTAACTACTGCAATACGTGGTGGTGATTTTGGTGACGTACTTACTTCATTTAAAGATTCACTTATTTCTACTGGTGTATCTGAAATAGCAGCTTCTAATGTTATGAAATCATTATCTGGCTCAATGGATCCAGCTAATCTGAGGCGTATAGGTGTAGCAACTAAGATGATGTCTAATGTGGCATTAAATGCAGCCATGAAAGGTTTGGATGTAGATAAAGCAATTAAGTATTATGCACCAACTGTAATAACTAGAGCATTGACTACCCCAGGTGGTGGATGATATAATAAGTAGTTAGCTACAGAAGGGTGTAGCTTTCAAATAACAATAACCCTTCATTATGGGCGACCTGATCACAGCCCCCACTTTAAGAGGTAACTATGTCCGATCAACAGCAAGAGATTCAACAAGTTAAAGTAGCAGGTTTTGTAAAACGTTCAGCTAATCACGATAAGATTAAACAGGAAGAAGAAGAGCTGAAACAGTTGATGGATAATCCTGGCAATAAAGTAGAGGATAATCCAGATAATGAACCTGAACCTGATAGTGCAGAAGAACGTAGTTTTAAAAAGCGGTATGGAGATCTACGTAGGCACTCTCAAAAGCAGCAGTTAGAGTTTCAAAAACAGATTGATGATTTAAAAGTACAACTAGAAGCTGCTGCAAAGCAAGGTATAAGTTTACCTAAGTCAGAAGAAGAACTGGAAGCATGGGCAAATGAGTACCCTGATGTAGCTAGGATTGTAGAAACAATCGCTATTAAGAAAGCTAGAGAGCAGTCACAAGAAATAGAGTCACGGCTCAGAAAGATTGATGCTATGGCAGAAGAGACAGCTAAGCAGAAAGCTGAAGTGGAATTAATGCGATTACACCCTGACTTCTCTAAGATACGTGAACAGGATGAGTTCCATGATTGGGTCGAGAAACAGCCTAAATGGGTCCAGAGTGCGTTATACGACAATGAGACTGATGCGGTATCGGCAGCTAGAGCCATTGACTTATACAAAGCTGACAAGGGTATTGTCACGAAACGTAACAAGTCTTCAGACACAGCAGATACAATTGCTGCAGCTCGCTCTGTCAGGACTACTAATAAAGCTCGTGTCGAAGCTGAATCAGAGGATGGTCTGTTCTATGAATCCCAAGTAGAGAGAATGTCTACACTGGAATATGAACGCAATCAAGAAGCCATTATAGCTGCTATTCGTGCTGGTAAGTTTGTGTATGATAAAACTGGACATGCACGATAGTAAATATTATGCACGATAGTGACTAACGATAGCTTGACATTTTAAAAATAGCTTTATATAACAATAGCAAATAACTTAATCCCAGTTATCTTTATGTGCCGCTACTAGCCAACCACATATTGTAACTGGGAAAGTTTAAGTCCTGTAGTAACTAGGACACATTACCCGCAAAACAATAAACTACCAGACTTACCTGAAAAGTAGTTGACCCAGTAGCAATACTGCACTCAATATACTCAGCCTCTGTAGGAAGTGTTTAAGCGTATTTATATTCTTATTCATTTATCTTAGGAGGATAAATCATGGCTTTTCCCAAGGCCCCAGGATATGGCAATTTACCAAATGGTTCGTTCAGTCCTGTAATTTACAGCAAACAGGTACAACTTGCTTTCCGTAAAGCATCTACTGTAGAAGACATCACCAACAGTGATTACTTCGGTGAAATCGCTAATATGGGCGATTCGGTTAAGATCATCAAAGAGCCTGAAGTTTCGGTTCAGTCTTATGCACGTGGCACACAGATCACTGCACAAGACTTGAATGACGAAGACTTTACGCTTGTTGTTGACCAAGCTAACTACTACGCATTTAAGATTGATGACATCGAAGCTGCTCACAGTCATGTGAACTTCATGACGATGGCATCTGATCGTGCAGCATATCGCTTGCGTGACCAGTATGACCAAGACGTTCTTGGCTATCTGTCTGGCTACCAGCAAGCTGCTAAACACGCTAATGCTAGCGTTGCTCGTACTACTGCCCCTGGCACTAAAGCATTGTCAGAAGCAGGTTCAGATGAACTGCTCTCATCGATGAAGCTCAAGAAGGGTGATTTTGGTAACATTACCACGGCATCTGCTGGTGATCATTCCATTCCTCTAGCTGCCCGTCTTCCTGGTGCAAGCTCACTCCCCACTGCAACTGCCTCACCTTTGATGGTCATTGCACGTATGAGCCGTTTAATGGATCAGCAGTTTGTTGATACCACTGGACGTTGGCTTGTTGTTGACCCTGTTTTCATTGAAATCCTCAAAGACGAAGACAGCCGTTTGTTGAATGCTGACTTTGGTGGTTCAGGTCTTCAGAATGGTTTGGTCATTAACAACCTCCACGGTTTCCGTGTTTATGTGTCGAACAACCTGCCTAAGATTGGTACAGGTCCTGGCACCACGGGCACTGCTAACCAGAACAGCAACTTCGGTATCATTGTAGCTGGTCACGAGTCTGCTGTTGCTACTGCACAGCAAATCACTAAGACCGAGAGCTATCGTGATCCTGACAGCTTTGCTGACATCGTTCGTGGTATGCATTTGTACGGTAGAAAGATTCTCAGAGCAGAGGCTATCGTAACTGCTAAATACAACGCAGCTTAATTGGAGGAAAACTAAATGGCTACTGTTGACGTATCCCCAGGAATTCAAGCAGGTACTAACCCTGTCCGTTCCCTTCGTAATATGCCTTATGTGATTGAAGCCACGCTAAACTTTGCAACGGCTACGACCACTAAAGGTAGTGCACTTGCAGCTACGGATGTTATTGAAGTACTCGATATCCCTGCTGAATCGGTTGTCCTTTCTGCTGGCTATGAAGTCACTGCAGCTATCACTGGTGATGTAACGGTTGATGTTGGCGTTACTGGCATTGATGCTGATAACTTCATTGATGGTGCTACGCTTGCTGCTGCTACTGCCGTTGGTACGTACGCACAACAAGCTGCTGCATTCCAGCCAATCATCCTTCAATCGGCTGATACGCTTGATGTTTTGATTGCAACTTCTACCACTGCTATTTCCGCTGGAAGTATTCGTGTGTGGGCAGTTGTATGTAGCGTTGCAGACCGTGTAGGACCTGCTTCGGTAGATCGTGAGCAACTTGCCTAATTTTTAGGCACATGGGGGTAGTGTCTTAGGGCATTACCCCATTCTTGTTTTTAAGCATTCCAATGATTCATTTTAATAATATTGTTGAGGTTGGATCTGTTAATGTGATGTCAACATCCAACCGTCCTATGTCCCCTGAAGAATGGGCACAATTAGCTGCAGATAAGATTGTGTATGTTGGTAATCAAACCGAGGGACCTATTAGGGATCAAGCTCTTGCCTACAAAGAGAAGATTAAAAAAGTAGTAGCGTACTACATACAGCAAGCAGTACTTTCCAATGAAAAACATTTACTAGCGAGGAATAAGTAATGGCTATTTCACAAGCAATGTGCACCTCCTTCAAGAAAGAACTGCTTGAGGCTAAGCACAATTTTCTACTCTCAGGTGGGCATACATTCAAGATTGCCCTGTTCACTTCCAGTGCAACACTTGGTGCAAGCACTACCGACTATAGCACGACTAATGAAGTATCGGGTACTGGATACACGGCAGGTGGTAACACCCTAACCCGTATCGATCCTACGACTAGTGGTACGACTGCATTCACTGACTTTGCAGATACTACGTGGTCTTCGTCTACCATCACTGCACGTGGTGCAATGATCTATAACACGACTTCAGGTGGTAGTGTGGCTACGACTGATGCAGTTTGTATTCTTGATTTTGGTAGTGATAAGACTTCTACCAGTGGTGACTTTACGATTCAGTTTCCTACTGCTGACGCAAGTAACGCAATTATTCGTATCGCTTAAGGGGTCTTAAATGGCATATCCTGGCCTCGTAGGTGCCTTATATGGTACAGGTGTCTACGGAACTGACGAGTATGGTCAAGTCTCTGGGGCTGGGGGAGCTACTGGTGCTATTTATGGCTTAGGCGTATATGGCACAGATCAATATGATACATGGTCACTGGGTGCTACCAATGTACCCGTTACAGGTGTATCAGCTACAGGTGCAGTAGGTACTGTAACTTTTGCAAGTACTGCAGTTGCAAGTGTCACAGGTGTAGAAGGCACTGGCAGTGTAGGCTCTGTCCTTGTCTCACTACCTGCTGTAGTTGCTGTAAGTGGCAATGAAGGCACTGGAGCAGTAGGCACTGTAGTACTACCCAATGTTGGTATTGCAGTTACAGGTGTAGAAGCAACTGCCTCTGTAGGCACTGTCACTGTCAGTACGATAGGTGCTATACTTGTAACAGGCGTATCAGCTACAGCAAGTTTAGGCAATGAGACTGTAGCTGCTGCTGCTAATACAAGTTCTACAGGCAATGAAGCTACAGGTTCAGTAGGCACTGCAACTGCCACAGGTGGAGCTACAGTAGCACAGACAGGTGTAAGTGCTACAGGCACAATAGGTGACGTTACTGTTATTGCTATTCAGCCTAGCGTTACAGTAACAGGTGTACAAGGCACTGGCAATGTAGGTTCAGTCACTGTACTTACACGTACTAATGTCCTACCTACAGGTGTAGAGGCTACAGGACAGATAGGCACTGTCAATATTGCAGGATCAAGCTTAAATGTTCCTGTAACTGGTGTAGATGCTACAGGTGCTATTGGAGATGTGCAGGTTAATGTCGGTATGACAGTATCCGTGACTCAATTCCAAATGTCTATATACACGAATACACCTACTGTAACCACAACTGAATTTAACTATGGTGCAGTGCAAGATTTATACAGCCGTAAACGCACTGTACTTGTTCCTCGTAAATCTACATCAAAAGATCGAGTAGCACTGGCTGCTTAAAACTAGGAGAATACTGTGTCATTTAGGTGGCCTAACAAAGATCCAGATGATACGTTGGATTACAGTGTAGATTGGTCTAGGTTTCTAGGCACTGGTGTAACTATTAGTACTGTCACATGGCATGTTGATGATGAGACAGGTACAAAGACATTGTTGAATGCTGGTGGTGCTACTGTTAATGGCATTCAAAATGTAGCACAAACAAACACAAGTACCGTAGCTACGATCAATGTAGGTTCTGGTACAGCTAACATCGACTATAAGATCTACTGCAGGATTACGGATTCATCAGGTAGTGTAGCAGAGCAAGTCATTAAACTAAGAGTCAAGGAACGTTAATATGGCATATGACTTCATAGGACTCGTTAATGATGCAAACAGAAGGCTTAATGAGCCTGAGTTAACCACATCTAACTTTGCAAGTGCTAAAGGGTTCTACTCACAGATTAAAGATGCAGTTAATAATGCTATTGCAGATATTAACCAGCAACAGTTTGAGTGGCCTTTTAATCATGTTGTACAGGAAGATGTACTCACTGCAGGTACTACTCGTTATGGGTTTCCTGATGATGCTAAGACAGTCGATATGGACAGTTTTAGAATCAAAGAGAATACGACACTAAATAACGATACGATAAAGCTGGCAGTACTAGCCTATGAAGATTATTTAGAGAACTATGTTGATCAAGAGTATAGTTCAGATACATCGAAACGTGCTGTACCTCAGTATGTATTTCGTGCTCCTTCACTTGAGTATGGTTTAGTACCTGCACCTGATCAAGCTTATACTGCTGTCTACGAGTACTATCGTAATACAGTGGCATTGAACGATGCCCAAGATGTACCTGCCATTCCTGAGATGTTTAGGAATGTGATCAATGAAGGTACGATGTATTACTGTTACATGTTCAGAAGTAACGAACAATCTGCTGCTTTAGCTGATGCAAGATTTAAAGCTGGTATCAAAAGCATGAGGACATTGCTGATTAATCGTTATGACTATGTACGTTCTACGATGATTCAGCGTAATAGTTTCTTTGTAGCTGGGGCTAGATTAGCAAATGGCTGATAAATGGGCTACTTACCCGTTTGAGTTTAAAGGTGGGTTGATATCTAACCTGTCGCCTTTACAGCATGGTGTTATTGCCCCAGGCTCTGCTCGTGTCTTACGGAACTTTGAACCTTCTATTGAAGGGGGTTATCGTAGGATCTTAGGGTACGAGAAGTATAGCAGCACTAAGGTCCCTATGTATGGGTCACCTAAAGTACACGGCAGTGGGCAGTCAGGTACGACACTTATCATTGGGAATATATTCAGTGCTCCATCGGTAGGTGACACACTTACGGTTGCAGGTGTAACAGGTACTTATACGATTGCTACATTAGGTGTTTCATATGATAGCACCTATAAACGGGTTACACTGACACTAACCACTAGTCTTGCCAGTAGTCCTGCTGATCAGGCTGCTGTGACATTTACAAGTGGGTCAGGTACGATTACAGGCTTAGCTGCTTGGTATGATAAAGCAATTGCTGTACGGAATAATGAAGTCTATTATTCGACAGGTACAAGCTGGACTAAACTCAATGTACCTGCCTATGGCACTGTTTTAGTTAATGGTGGATCACAGACAGGTAGTTCACTTATTGTAGATGGGCTAGCAGGTGTACCACAAGCAGGTGACACATTTACCATAGCTGGTGTTGAAAAGATCTACACAGTACTTGCTAATGCTACTGTGACTTCTGGGGGTGCTACACTCTCCATTAACCCAAGCTTAGCAAGTAGCCCTGCTGATAATGCAGCGATAACATTCTTAACTTCTAATCGTAGTGGTGGTACTAAGCATCGATTTGAAAAGTATCTGATTGGTACGACAGATAAGATTGTTAATGTGGATGGTGTTAATGCCCCATTCATCTGGGATGGTACAAACTACACAGTTTTAAATAATGCACCTGCAGATGTTATCGGTGCTAAGCATGTTGTATTCTTTAAGAATCAACTAGTATTTGCAAAAGGATCCAGTATAACATATACTGCTCCTTATACAGATAATGATTTTACTGCCGCTGCTGGTGCAGGTGTTATATCCGTAGGTAGCACGATTACTGGTTTAGTTGTCTTTAGAGATCAACTCATCATATTCAGTGAACGTAGAATCAATAAGCTTGTAGGAAATACACAAAGTGATTTCGTATTACAGCCCATTACAGAGAACATTGGCTGTGTAGACGTTGATACGATTCAGGAAGTAGGTGGGGATATTATATTCCTGGCACCTGATGGATTAAGGTTACTGAGTGCTACAGATCGTATAGGTGATACAGGTTTAGCTGTTGTATCAAAACCTATACAAAAAGAACTCACTAACTTTATTCAGACTAATACTTCATTTTGCAGTATTGTGATTAAACAGAAATCACAGTACAGAATATTTGGCTATAACGCAGGTACAAGTGTTGATGCCTCTATTGCCATACTCGGTACACAGCTAAGTGGTGAACAAACATCTGCAGTTGCTTGGGCTGAATTGCAAGGCTTTAAGGCTTATGTTGCTGATGGTTTCTATACAGGCAGAGCAGAAGTTTTACTGTTTGCTGCAGATGATGGCTACGTCTACAAGATGGAGTCTGGTAATAGCCTAGATGGTACAGATATCGTAGCAGTATTCTCTACTCCATTTGTACCTGTACAAGATCCAAGACTACGTAAATCTTTTTATAAGATGTTCTTGTATACCGATCCAGTTGGTAGTGTCGAGGCAGATGTAAACTTAAAGTATGACTTTGATGACGTAGGTTTAATACAACCAGAAACTATATCACTTAGTAATGTCACACAGTCTGCTGCATTTTATGGGACATCTACAGCTAAATATGGAACCTCTGTATATGGCTCTAAGATTAAGACATCTTATGAGACACAGGTTATAGGTTCAGGATTTACCGTTTCAGTACAAGTAGTATCGAGTAGCACGAATCCTCCTTTTGCATTAGATGCAATGACGCTGGAGTATGCCCTTCACGATAGAAGGTAATTCACATAGGAAAATATCATGGCAGGTTACACTCGTAATGACACAGCTAATAATATTGCCACAGGTAATGTTATTAATGCATCCGATCTTGATGGGGAATTTGATGCACTTGTAGCAGCTTTTAGTGCTTCTACAGGACACGTACATGATGGTACATCAGCCAATGGTGCACCTATCACTAAAGTAGGTCCTGCCCAGGATCTCGTTGTATCGGGTACTACGGTACTCCCTAAGACAACGAATACACTTGATCTAGGCTCTAGCACGTATAAGTTTAAAGATGCTTATATTGATGGTATTGCCTATATGGATCAGGCTAATATCACGGCATCTGGGGCAGCTACAACCTATTCAGCCAAGCAGACATTTAATGGTGCTACCAGCGAATTAGCTGCAGCATTTAAGAACGCTGTTGAACCTGCTACAGTATCAGCTACCGCAGCTACAGGTACAATTAATTTTGACATTACTACTCAATCTTTGTTATACTATACAAGTAATGCTTCAGCTAATTGGACTGTTAATTTAAGAGGCAATAGCAGTACATCTCTTAATACGCTCATGAGCACTGGTGATGTTGTTACTGTAACCTTCTTAGTGACTCAAGGTTCTACTGCTTATTATAACTCAGCAGTTCAAGTAGATGGTTCTAGTGTCACACCTAAATGGCAAGGTGGAACTGCCCCATCTGCAGGTAATGCATCGAGCATTGATGCTTACACTTACGCTATTGTAAAAACGGCTAGTGCAACATTTACCGTGTTTGCTTCTCAAACTAAATACGCTTAATCATTATGCCTAGACTATCTACATTTGCTGCATTAACAGCAAGAGCATGGGGCCTTGGTACAGGCAGAAAGTTCACCATCATCCAAACCTTCACAGCAACCTCAACGTGGACTTGCCCTGCTGGGGTGACTGAGGTTGAGTATTTGATTGTTGGTGGTGGCGCTAGTGGAGGGGTAAGACATGCAGGTGGAGGTGGCGCAGGGGGTTATCGTACTGGCACAGGTTTAGCGGTAACCGCAGGAACTGATTACACCATTACAGTAGGAGGTGGTGGTACTGCTGTAACTGGAGGTGCAACTCCAGCAGCTCAAGGTAATGATGGAGGTAATTCATCAATCGCAGGCCCGTCACCGTTTTCAACAATAACTGCAACTGGCGGTGGTGGTGGCGGTAGAGGGGCTACCACTTTAATAGACGGTAGAACAGGAGGCTCAGGTGGTGGAGGAGCAGCCGGAGGCCCTGCCCCTAGCACAACAGCAGGTTTAGGAGGGGCTGGCAACACACCTTCAACAAGCCCAGCACAAGGAAGTAGTGGTGGCAACGGTCAAGCAGTGCCTCAATATTTAGGTGGAGGCGGAGGTGGAGCTGGTGGTGTTGGAGCTGCCGCTAGTGGAACGGCTGCTGGAAATGGTGGAGCTGGTTCGGCATCTTCAATTAGTGGAACATCGGTCACATATGCTGGTGGTGGTGGTGGTGGCGCTGGATCGCCTAATACAGCGGGATCAGGTGGTTCTGGGGGCGGCGGTGCTGGGTCAAACAGTGCAACAGCCGCTACGTCGGCTCCTGCTAACAGTGGAAGTGGCGGCGGAGGCGGTAGTATTGCCCCTCCTTCATCGGATAGTAATTCCGGCGCAGGTGGCTCCGGCATTGTCATTCTGAAGTATCAAGCACCATCACAATCCGTATTCGTATTCAAAGGGTCAGGTAAGTTTACTGTCCCCACGGGCGTGACCAGCATTGATTATTTAGTGGTTGGCGGTGGAGCTGGAACGGCAGGAAACAGAAATGGAGGTGGTGGTGCCGGTGGATTCAGAACCG